CCTGCTCTGGGCTCATGGGAACACCAGAAGAGCCACCACCTAGAAAATCAAAAATACCTGCCATGGTAACTCCTTAGTAGGATGCCCCACCATAGGAGCCGCCATAGTTGAATAAGGATGCCTGACCACCTTGATACTGGAGAGCATAAGGGTTCGAGTCTTGGTATCCATTGCTTACTGGCACAGGGGTAGCCTGAGGGGAGAACAGGGAAGCTGCGGTAGCCTTTTGGGTGCCAGCGTATTGTGCATTCCCCACGTCTCCACTTGCCAAGTTACCACCTAGACCGAAGCCATTACCTGCGGCATCAGGAGGGGTAGCACCTGATTGACTACCCATATAGGCTGACGCTAGGGTACCAGCGATGTTGGCTATAGCACCTGCTTGACCACCACCGGAACTCTGTTGTTGTTTACGCATAGGCTGTGGGGGCTTACCTGCATCGAAACCCTGAGGCTGTGCCTGACGGTTCCCCTTGAAGTTAGTATCCCCACCACCCACGTTAGAAGCGCTACCAAGGCTGAACAATTGGGCTGCCAATGGTGCTTGAATTGTGACTGCCATAAGGTTCTCCTTAGCTCAGGCCATTGCCTACAGCGCCACCTACGGATGCACCTGCGGCAGCACCTGCTGGACCACCATAGATACCACCCACAACGGCACCACCAATGGTACCGATAGTACCCAAGGCAGACGACCCACCGCCACCACCACTAGAGGTACTTGTGGAGTTAGTGGTACCACCCATGTTACCTGAGATCAACTGTTGGTAAGCCAAGAGGTCATTCAGACTTGCATTGTTCTGATAGGCCCACTTCTGGAGGTCACCATTGATCTGGTTCTGATCTTGAGTCTGTTGGAGTTGCCCAGCGTCAAACTGTAGTCCGTTACCAGAGTTGAGACCTTTGGTGATCTGCGAGAGATTCCCAAGGACACTCAATTGGTTCTGGTTATAGGCTTGTTGATCTTGGAAGGCCATGGTGTTGGCAGCGTTAGACTTCTGCTGAGAGAGCTGCGCTTGGGCAATACCCTCTGCTACACCATGACGGGTAGAACCATACTGACCACTATCGGTTGCCCCTTGGCGAATCTGAGGGGCTACGGTGGTCCCATAGTTCCAATCTAATGCGTTGTTACTAGCGTTGATAGCACCTGTGAGGCCAGTCTTATCTGGGTCATAAGTGCCAAAGTAATTACTCAGAGTGCTAAGACCCTGTTGGTCATAGAGACCTTGGGCTGCCTGACCTGTGGCCTGACTACCTGCTAGACCTGCCTGCTGACCGGGAGTGAACCCAGCAACGTTCTGAAAGTTTGCACTACCACCTAGGTTGTCTTGGAAACCACCATTGCCCAACCAAGTGTCAGCATTATTGAGGAGGTTATCGTACTGGGCTTGCTGGTATGGAGTCTGGGTAGAAGTTGAAGATTCCTCCTGCTTACTTGACCCCTTGTAAACTCTGGACATACCATCCGCCACAGAAGGGCTCATACCTAAGCGAAGACCTTCAGCGAATCTGTAGAAACTCATGTTATACCTCTTTGATATAGACCCTAGAGTCCTCAAGGTACCCACGACGTGTAGCCATCTTCTCCCAACCCTTACGCCCCTCTATGGCAATCGACTTACATCCGAATACCTCAGCACAGGCGACAAAGAAGTTATCCAACTCAACGTCATCGATAGGTGTTTTGTTGTGAAGGTCCTTACCACCCCAGAACACCTGAAGTGTCTTGCGAAGTGGACTGTGCCCAATGTAGAAGGCCCCATGGTACCCTGTGTGTTCCTGAATGAATCCGAACACCTGTTGGTTAACCATGTTGTCATATAAGGTTTGGATGGTCCAGTATTTGCCTAAGGAGGTCTTAATCAACGCTCTCTCTAGGTGTGGCACCATCTTGTCGAACTCGTGGATGTTCTCCCGGCTTACGAGCTTGGTCATAAAGTCTCCTCAGACTCTTGTTCCTATACCTATAGTATAGCTCTGAGGAGACCTTTCAGTCAACCAACATAGGCCCAAGTACCATCCAGTTGATACCTATAGAGACCCTCTAGGCCAGTGCTTAGAGGACTTGCTGGTCCAGCGAAGTACATCACCATGCCGGGCTTAACCTTGGGTGGGAGCACATAGTGGATCTCATAGATCCCCTCAAGGATAGGATTGAAGCTGGTGCTTACCCTGAAGAACTCCTCATTGAGATACGGAAGGAGATCATTGGGGTCCTGAGGGGGAACCGATGGGTTATAGTACATTAGCGTTTACCTGTCGTTGGGGTGAACTCAGCGGTGTACCCATTGAGGCTCCAATCTTGAGTATCCTCAAACTCGAACCTAATGCCTACGTACCGACCTGATACCCTACAGTCAATCTTATCGTCTACACCAATCTGGTAAGTGTAGGGGCCATACCATTCAGTAGGTGAGTCATGGAGCATGTTAGCGCCAACGTACACTGAGCAGGTGCCTTTACCCGAAAGGTGAGGAGTCACGGAGCTTACGAACTTAACCTTCTGGTCATCCCCAAGGTAGACCTGAGTACGGTCCACACGGGACTTGAAGGTCTGCCCATCGAACAGGTTGGTGTCACCTACAGCGAACACTGAGTTCTGACTTGTACCTGCGAACACTAGGGTAGACTTACTAGGGTTGTACGAAGCATTACCCCAAGCAGTTGTATCAGTGTTCCAACCCATGGAGTCATCATCCCAAGCATCAGAGACCTGAGGATCTACGATACCATAGGTGGACGCTGGGGTCTGAGGTACATCACGGAGACTCCAATTGTCATCCTTCCAGTTCCAGATCAGGGCAGTGTTAGCAAACCCTTCGGCAATGTTAGCGTCAGACGACTGGAAGCATACCCACATCTCGTTGTTGTTATAATCAGGGACCACAAAGACAGACTTAAGGCTGGTATTCTTGATGCTGTTGTAAAGGTAATTCTTCATCTTCCCATCAATGATAGAACTCTTCTGGACACCATTATGTACATAAACATCACCTTGACCAACGACAAAATGCTTTCCATCAAACTCAGCGATACAGTTAGTAGAGAGCGCCCCGATGTCATCGAACAGTTGCTGAAACTGGAACACGAACGTGCCCCCAATGTAGCGCATACTGTAGACGGAATCCTCTTTGTAGATTATGAAACTATCCTTGAGCTTCTTACCATCAACAATCGCACCACTGGTATCAGCAAGGAAGTTCTCGCCTGCGTCATTAGTGGCATCCGTGACGTCCCACGTAAAGGGTACTTCTCCGGGATCAGCTGGTGAAGACCACTTGACAGTCGTTGGGTTATCAATAGAGTCCTTCGTCAACCCCAATGCTACGAGGTAGTTCTTGAAGGGCCTCATGATCTTACAACGAGTGTCCGTAGGCCAGTTAGGAAGGTCAGTGAACTTGGTATCCGTAGGGAGCAAGCTCTGGGGTAGGTCAGACCCGTTGTTCAACACAACGACCTGATTCAGTACACCACCATTCCAGTTGTGTTCAATGGATGCAGTGTAAGGGCCACCTGAGACCCTTGAGACATCCTGCCAAGTGGAACCTTGGGTGCGGTGCAATGCTGTAGCCGAACCAGAGATCCAATAGGGAACACTCTGGCTCAGGTACGGTTGGAGGTGGAGGCTGGGTTGAACTGTAGGTGGGAAGACCCTAGAGAACCCAGCAGCCTTGGTGACAGCCCCATTGCGGAACTTAACGTTATAGCCGCCGGTCCACGCCTGAGGAATCACATCAGATGGATTTGGGTCAGTAACGATGCCAACAACGTTCTTGACTTCAACTCTTTGTAGATCGGCCATAGGATTAAGTCTTCATGATATAGCAAAGGGCAAGGTATGGAGGACGGCTATCAGAGAGTGCTGCACTAGCACCGTGAGTGTGCGTCTGACCAGAACCTGTGGTACCAGTAGCAGGGGTACTACCAATGTTGGAACCAAGACCAGTGTTACCAGACCCTGAGCCGTTCGTTAGGAAGGCACCACCAGCATTAAGCGTTGGGTGGTTGTGAGGTGGCAACTGGGCAATGGTGAGGGCTGTACCCTCAACGGTGATCCCATGGCCATGCTGAGTAGCACCACCTGTGGCACCCACTGCATAGGTATTACCAGCACCAACCACAAAGCGATCCCTGAGGTCTGGTGTACCAGCAGAGCCATTACAAAGGACCCAACCTGTGGGGATAGTGGCCACAGAGCCACTCCACAGGAGGATCATACCGGTCTTAACCTGAAGTAGCCCACCTGCCAAAGAGTTCATCTCTGCTGGAGTTACTGTGACGGCTGCGTTAAGGTTTGGGAAGGTGTTCTTCAGGGTATTCTTAATGAGGCGCAGGTGATCATCACCTTGACCCTTAGGGTCTGCACCATCTGGGTTTGAAACCACAAGTTGGTTTACATACGTGGCGGCTTCTAGAGACATTACTTGGTCCTCTCCACGAGCATCAACCTCTGCTCGGTCTGTTGTAATTGTTCCTTAGTAGCAAACTTCTCACCATAGATAGCCATCTGGAGCCTTAGGTCCACAACCGCCTTGGAGAGTTCTGAGGTAGCTACAATGTTTTGTTCTAGGAGTGTCTTCTGGGTACCCGCATTCCAGAGTACAGAGAAGACACCCATGAACAAAGAGACGACCAAAGGGATAGCGATCTGTTTACTGACCTCTTCCAACGTCATTTGGCACCTCCTTGGTTTCTTCAGGGATGCCTAGGTGTTTAACCAAGACATCCACGAGTTCATCATCGAGCTTGTTATTGGTTCTCTTCGCTAGGCTCCTGAGAATAACTACAACAAGTTGTGCAACTACTGGGAGGGGAAACACCACTAGCAACAGTGGAGCCCCCCAACGAATCAGGAAACCTAGCATAGAGTTCACCTTACGTTTGCTTAAAGCGCCAAGAGATACCGTCTACAGAGAAGTCCAAGTTGCTACCACCAGAAGGTGTAATGGTACCATTGGTGTCAACTACAAGCACACCGAATGAGCCGTTAGCGCAGCATGGGAACAGTTGGGGCTGCTCTGGGGCGAACTGCACTGCGAGTGTAGCTGCAACAGTAGCCATGGTACCAGACTTAATGGAACCCCTTAGGTATACACGACCTTGATCGTAGTCCACATAGTAAGACAATGGGGAACGAGGTGCACCATAAGCAACCCAAGCATTCTGCATAGTGAGTGCAGTCCACGCTGGATAACCACCAGTACCCTTCTGTACTTGACCACTAGTGCCAGTAGAGAAGAAGTTCTTACCCATGGAACCAGTGTACGTACTGGTAGCACACGCCAGATAGTGGTTAGCACCCGACACAATGTTACCATCAATCACAAACCCATTGCAGTACATCAGGATAACCGCAACGTTGCCAGAGGAGGTCCGTGGGTCAACGA